TGGCGCAACTTGATGAATCTGGTAATCTCATCATCAATCAAAACATCACCATCAAAGGCAATCAAATCAAGAGTAGTGGTGGGACAACCGCCATTACTCTTTCAGGCGCCAACATAACGGTTGCAGGTAACGTAACAAGTCCAGGTATTGGAACATTCACACAACAAGTTGTTTCCAACCTCGGCACATTTTCCAACTTGTCGGCACCGTATAAGTTATTCGATATCCCACATCCTTCTCCAGGGAAGGAGCACATGCGATTGAAGCACGCCAGTTTAGAAGGTCCTGAAATTGGCGTGTATGTTCGCGGAAAGACCAAGAATGGCGTGATAAGTTTGCCTAACTATTGGAAGGACTTGGTTGATGAAAATAGCATCACCGTACATTTAACCCCCACCAATGTAGACCAACATTTGTTTATTAAATATTGTAATATCACAAGCATTGAAGTGTGGGGACATCTAAATGCAACATATCATTATTATGTGGTTGCAGAAAGAAAAGACGTACCTAAACTGGAAATAGAAACAGATGCATAAAATTATTGTTTGCCTATCGTGTGACGGAGAATTCACTATAAAACATTCCATGGATGATATACAATACCGAGTGCAATATTGCCCGTTTTGTGGTGAGATGATTGATGACGATGAAACCTATCATTTTGATGATGAGGAAGAAGAATAAATAGTTCAGTCTTTTAATAGGATTGAACTATGTGGCTATATGAAGGAAATGAATTCACTGAAGTGCCTGATGATGTTATTGGCTTCGTCTATAAAATCACCAACCTTGTAACTGGGCGAGAGTACATTGGAAAAAAACTATTTACTTTTGCCAAACGAAAGCAAGTTAAGGGAAGAAAGAAGCGAATTAGAACCGAGTCCGATTGGCGATCCTACTACGGAAGCAACAAAAAACTTACAGATGATATTAATGCCATCGGGCAAGAACATTTTAAGCGTGAAATATTACGTTTGTGTTCCACTAAAGGACAATGTTCTTATTATGAAGCTAAGTTCCAATTTGAACATGGTGTCCTAGAACACCCAGACAAGTTCTATAACGATTGGATCATGTGTCGGGTCCATCAAAAACATTTAAAACTATGATATTATTAACGTTCTTATCAGCGTTGTTTATTAGTTCTATTGCCGCAGTCATTTCAATTACAGGTTTGATTGCCATATTTCCAGGTGCGCCTGTTACTGTAGGTTTAATGGGTGCTGCATTGGAATTGGGTAAGCTAGTATCAGCATCCTGGCTATATCGTTCATGGGACAATTCTAACAAACTCATGAAAGGATATTTCATTAGTGCTGTCATGGTGTTGAGTTTCATTACGAGTATTGGTATCTTCGGGTATTTAACCAAGGCTCATGTGGAAGGCACACAAAACTTAGGTGCCAATTCAGACCAGATTGTTTTAATTGACAATCAAATCGCGCAAGAACAAGATGATATTGCAAGTGCCAAGAACACAATACAACAATTGGATAAAGCCATATCAACCTTGTCTGGTAATGAACGCACGGCTGCTCGCGCCGTGTCATTGCGTAATTCACAAAGAACAGAACGAGTCTCATTAAATGAAACTATAGCAACAAGTAACAGAAAAATTGTTGAATTACGCGCCGAACGCGCCAAACTGAATGCTGGTCAACGACAATTGGAAACGGAAGTGGGTCCCATTAAATATATTGCTCAGATGATATATGGTAGTGATGACGCCACCACACTTGACAAGGCAGTGCGATTGCTCACCTTGATGATTATCTTTGTGTTTGACCCGTTAGCCATATTGTTGGTAATTGCTGCCAATCAACAATTAAAAGATAAGCCTGAGCCACCTGAACCAGAAAGTATCACAAAAGATACAATTAAAGATAACATCACAAATATGACAGAATGGAACCCGGGCGCCTGGTTCAAAATGGTGAAATCCCCTACCGCAAGTGATTGAAATATAAGCACTTACGGCGGGACTTGACAAAACGGCTGAAATAGTGTATATTTAAGTATACTCTAAAACATGGAGGCTGTATGGAACATCTAGATAATGTGACCCGCGAAGGTATCCGTAATATTCTGCGCGCGTCTGCTATTACCATCACATTTACAAAGAATGACGGGTCAGTGCGTGAAATGCGCTGTACCTTGAATGAGTCATTCATCCCGAAGGTTGAGAAGGCGGAGACTACCAAGGAGCGCGCTGTCAATCCCGAAGTGTGTCCGGTTTGGGACATTGACAAGCAAGCATGGCGCTCATTCCGTTGGGATTCCATCACTAAGATTGAGGTCTAACATGACGTTGCACACGGTACTACCCCCAGCTTCCGACGCCAAGTTTATTGGTGATGAACCCACATGGCTTGATGTGGATGTGGCTGAGGATCAGTATAACAAGGAAATTCTTCGCGCCTTGAATTGGCATAATTATTGTGCCAGCGACAAGGACCTTGTGAAGTATGTTGAGGCGTGGATCAAGGAACATCGCCCGAAAACGGCAAAGCAGGATATTGCAGCATGGCGCGATGTTAGCCGTGTTGACAAGACTCTATGCGTGATGGCGCGCATCCATATGCAAGGATTTCCTTTGTCTGAAAAGCACATTAAGCAGCTTCAGGATTATGTGGCAAATGCCGTGAAGCCAGCAAAGCGTACGCGCGCTGCCACGACAGCTACACCTACTGTTCAACGCCCGACCATTCAGGACAGAATCAAGCAGCAAGTGGCAGGTATCATCTCCGACCTGGATGTGCGGGTGGATGATGCCTTTGAAGGTAATTTAGCTACGCCCGAGGAAATTTCTGGGGATATTCTTGCACAGAATTTCAAGGGTCCACAGCTCAAGCTCGTGCAGGATTATCTTAATCGCAATTTGATTGAATGGAACCAGGCATATGCTGGCGAGGATGAACAGCTTGCCCAGGGATACAAGTATATCGGAAAGCGCAATTTCAAAAAGATTATTGATGTTTTCACTCAGGTCGTGGATGCCATTTCACAGCAGTCCACACGTATCAAGTCGCAGCGTATTCGCAAGCGCAAGCCGACTGATAAGAAGAAGATGGCGAGCAAGCTCCGGTACATGAAGGAGTTTGATGGGATGCAATCCAAGAATCCTGTGGACATCATTGGTGCCAACATGGTATGGATTTACGATACCAAGAAGCGCCGTCTTGGCTACTACGAGGCTGAGGTGAAGAATAGCCTGTTCGTGAAGGCAAACAAGATTCAGGGATTCAAGGTGACGTGCGAGAAGATTCTCCGTAAGCCTGATGAACAGCTTACCATGTTCATGGGTCTCCGGAAGAATCAGACGGTGAATTGGTTTGAGACCATTCGCGCCAAGTGTGGCGAGTTGACGGGTCGCATGAATGATAATATGCTTATTCTCCGAATTGACTAATGAGTAATTTGAAAAAGTTTTTCGCCAAGGAGCTCGCTGAGGAGTTGGAAGTTCAGCGAGCTGCCTTGACAGCAGAATTTAATCGGGAGATTGCTGAACGAGTTGCTGAAGTGGAAAAATTGACGCGAGGAAAACATTGTCGTTGCGTCAGTTATGACCCAAACGTTAGAACATATGAAATGCGTGTAGTTATCACGGAAGACCTTTTATATGGCACGCATGACCCAGAAAAGGCAATTGAAATGGCTTGCAGAGATTTGTACATGCAAGCATGTAATCAACTGTTACCAAAAGTACGCCCTATTAAACTATGAAAGATTACCATTATCATTTTGGAATACATAGTAATATTCCAGAATGTTGTGCACGATTTTATCAAAATAAAGTGGATGAAGGTGTGGAACACATTGCTTCCACCTGTCGTCCTGAGTATCTAGATATTGACAAATACATGCACATACGTTATGTTTTATGTAATGACTGTGCTAGAAAAGAAAAACAAGGTGCTCTGGTTGTGAACACTGTCCATATGTGTCATCTAGAGCCTAACGAAGATTGTAAAAACTTCCTATAAGGATAATTATGATTATTGTTGACTACAGCCAAACGGCAATTAGCACTCTGATGGGAGAGCTTCGTGGACGAACTGATGTGGAGATTAGCACTCCACTTATTCGCCACATGATTGTGAACGCACTTCGCAGTTACAAGGTGAAGTATGGGAATGAATTTGGAAATATCGTAATTGCCTGCGACAATAAAAAGTATTGGCGTAAGCAGGTGTTCCCACATTACAAGGCAAATAGAAAGAAGGCGCGTGATGATAGCGGCTTTGATTGGCATGCCATCTTTGAGGCATTGAATCAAATCAAGGTGGAAATTGCCGAGCACTTCCCATATCCTGTGATTGAGGTGGATACCGCCGAGGCAGATGACGTTATTGCCACTCTTGCCATGTGGACGCAGGAAAATGATTTAATTCAGGACGGCTTGGACTTTGAACCCCAGCCTGTACTTATCTTGTCTGGTGACCATGACTTCACACAGCTCCAGCGGTATAAGAATGTGAAGCAGTATTCTCCCATTCATAAGAAGTGGGTGAAGGCTGAGGAAAGCATTGATAAGATTGTCATGGAACATATTCTCATGGGTGACAAGGGAGATGGCGTGCCTAACTTCCTGTCAGCCGATGATGTGTTCGTGTCTGGCGGTCGGCAAAAGCCTATCCGTAAAAAGGATTTAGAGGAGTGGAAGAAGTTGTCCATCTCTGATTGGGATGGCACGCCCCATGAAGCCAACATCCGTCGTAATGCACAATTGGTGGATTTGCGAAATATTCCCGAGGATATTAGCAAAACTATTATAAATAACTACGTATCACAAAAAGATACGCGGGATAAGACCCAATTGCTTAATTACTTTATTGCCCATAAGATGAAGAATCTCATGGAGCACATCACGGAGTTTTGATATGAAGTTGAATGCCAACATGATGATAAATGAAAAACTTGATTTTATTGCTGAAGGTGAAACACTTGAAGACCAAGTGACCCGTGCCAAGCAAGTTGCCACAATTGATTCGACATTTGCTCAATTCATGCGTATGGCAGTAATTAAGGAAGAACGGTTGGCAGGATTGCCTGAAGGGATGCCTGATACATACAAGGCAGAAACCACCCTCCCTGACGGTGTATCCAACACAACAGCCCGACAAGAATTCCGCAGAATTAGAAATTTTCAAGCGAACGGACCTATGCAAAAGATTCCAACACATAAAAGAGAAATGTCCTGGTTACAAATGTTGGAAGGTATGCATTGGAAAGAAGCCAATGTGTTGGTGCATATCAAGGATCAAACGTTATTGACAGTTTACCCAAACATGTTTGAGGTCTTGACAACACTCGGAGCACAGATTAATATTGAACAAGTACCATCAAAAATTAAGAAGAAAAAGCCCAAAAAGACGTAAGTTATTGATTTCCAACGACTTAACCCTGGGGCTTGACAAATGAGTCCCAGGGCTTTATATTTAAGTATAGTCAAGAACGAAACAATTTCAAAAAAGATTGAAATCAGGGCTTGACAAACGAAGTACAGTGAGTTATGTTTAAAGTATGAAGCAAAACGTTGATTGAAAACAGAGACACTTCAAGATGTGGCGGTTAGGAATACGATGGGACTTTGGAGCCCACGTAGCGCCGGAGAGAGCCGAAATAGGCAAAGTCCTTATAAGGCATGTCAAAGGACGGTATCTAACCGCAGTATGCGGCGTTCGTCTATCGGTTAGGACACGGGACTTTCACTCCCGTAAGACGGGTTCGACTCCCGTACGCCGTACTTTTCTCGTCAGCTTCGTTGGGTGGTCTGACGTTAAAACATGAACCCACCGGCACCATATCTCCGATACGGTATGGAGTAATGTTCGCAATTCTGATGGGTGAATTGCAAAGGTGAGGGAGAAGCGGTCGCGACCGCTAGCCACCTTGGGTGCCTAGAAAACACCCAAACACATTCTCCCTACTACTGCCCACTCGTATAATGGCAATACAGTTGACTTTGGATCAACGAATCGTGGTTCGATTCCATGGTGGGCAATGGAGCTGGCAAGTGAACCGGTGTCACACTAGGCTCATAACCTAGAAAGTTGGGTTCGACTCCCAAGCGAGCCACTTGCATCATGATGATGCATATTTAGCAGTAAAAACTAAAACAGGAGATTACATTATGCGTAATATGTTTCTTGCAGCAGTAGCTTTCACGATGGTTGCCTGCACGGGTAGTGCCAAGACGGATACTCCGCCTTCTACTGGTGGAACTGGAACTGGCGGTGGTGGCGGTGGCGTAGTAACGGATACCGTTAAGAATGATGGTACGACCATTGTTCCTCGGTCAGGAGACGCTGCCAAGTAAGGTAGATGGTTAGGGTCCATAGCTCAGCTGGGAGAGCATCCGCTTTGCAAGCGAAAGGTCGTCGGTTCGATCCCGACTGGATCCATAGGACGGTTAGCTCAGTTGGTTAGAGCAACGCTTTTACACAGCGAAGGTCGGGGGTTCGAATCCCTCACTGTCCATAACGCTCTTGTGACGGAACTGGCATACGTACAGGTCTCAAAAACCTGGTTTTGTGGGTTCGATTCCCACCGGGAGCATAAATCGGGGAATAGCTCAGCCCGGCTAGAGCATTCGCTTTGGGAGCGAAGGGTCGCAGGTTCGAATCCTGTTTCCCCGACTGAAGGACAGTTGGCAGAGTGGTCTATTGCAACGGTCTTGAAAACCGTCGAACCGAAAGGTTCCGAGAGTTCGAATCCCTCACTGTCCGTTTATATGTCGGTAGCTCAATTGGTAGAGCACTGGTCTCCAAAACCAGCGGTTGGGGGTTCGATTCCCTCCCGACATGTAAAACGCTCTCATGGCGGAACTGGCAGACGCACCAGACTTAGGATCTGGCGGGAAACCGTGGGGGTTCGACTCCCTCTGAGAGCATGTAGGGCTTGACAAATGAAAGTAGATGTTGTATATTAATAAAGTTGATTGAAAACAAATGAAATGAATGAATGGCAGTAATGAAATGCTCCGATGGTGAAATCGGTAAACACAGGAGACTTAAAATCTCCCGCCCCAAAGGCTTGTCGGTTCGATTCCGACTCGGAGCACTGTAGTAATGCACCCCTAGTGTCAGCGGTTAGCACAAGAGACTTTTAATCTTTTAGGGCTGGGTTCGAATCCCAGGGGGTGCACTTGTAGGACGATGAGCAACGGAAAACCAATCAGACCCTAAGTCCACTGGTAGTTTATTCCGCCCGTAGCTCATCGGTTAGAGTGGCCGTCTTATAAACGGTTGGTAGGTGGTTCAATTCCACCCGGGCGGATTTGTAGTGAGGTTGTCGAGGGTGGTACCCGAACGTCGGAAGACCTAAAGGCAAAAGAATCGCACTTCCTCACTACTATGCACGTGTCATATAACGGCTATTATCCTAGCCTTCCAAGCTAGAGACGCGGGTTCGACTCCCGCCACGTGCTCTTTCACTTCAAGGAGAATTTATGGCGACGAAAATCCCAGAAATTTGCCCAAAGTGTAATACCGAATGTATGCCTAACGATAAGCCTGTTATGTATACAGAACGGTGGGGAAGTTTCCCAGTTCGCATTTGGAATTATGATTGTTCTAATTGTGGATGGACCTGGGCAAATGAATTACAAAGAAAGCATAACGAACAAGAATATTACAAGCGTCGGAAAGAATCAAAGTTTCAATCTGGCGGTTGGATGATGAATGGGTAATATGGCAGGACGAGTCTTACTCGGTTAGTGGTCGTATGGAAAGGCATCCGAAAACTGATAACGTACATAGGGTTCACCCTAGGACACAGCAAACAATTCACTGGAACTGAATTGAGGATGAATAGCGACGATGTATAGGGGTGGTCATGACCCGACGATTTCGGGGTGATACACAGATAGGAGTTGCAACTACCTATCACCTGATTGCAGGACAACACCTTTCCCGCTTTATTACTCTAATAAATAAGTTTTACGCTCCTGTCGCATAACGGTTGATTGCACTGGTTTTGTAAACCAGCACTTAAGAAACGCTGTGGGTTCGAATCCCACCGGGAGCTCTTTTTGAATCTGCATCCTTAGCTCAATTGGCAGAGCACGTGACTCTTAATCACTAGGTTGTAGGTTCGATTCCTACAGGATGCATTTGCGGGTGTAGCTCAGTTGGTAGAGCGCAACCTTGCCAAGGTTGATGTCACGGGTTCGAACCCCGTTACCCGCTCTTTATACATTATGGAGATAACATGAGATTTCTAACAAGGAAGTTGGTACAGCCAGGTGATTTGAATGCCAATAACACCTTGTTTGGTGGTCGGTGTTTGGCATGGATTGACGAAGAAGCAGCAATTTATGCTGGCATTGAGATGCGACATAAGCGCGTGGTAACGAAAAGCATTTCAGCTATAAATTTCATTGCGCCTGCCTTTCAAGGTGATATTGTAGAAATTGGTATTGCTCTGAAAAAGGTGGGAAAAACTTCCATCACGTTGGAAGTTCAGGTTCGGGACTTGACAACACAAAGAACCATCGTTAATATTGATGAAATGATATTTGTAGCAGTAGATGAAACCGGACGACCTGTTCGTCATAGCCTGAGCAAATAATATGAAAGCATATATTGGACGTTATCCGAAAGACCACAGCAAAGAACGAAAGATAAGAGTACGTATTGATAAGTGGGATACTTGGAGTATGGATTACACTTTGGCGCACATTGTTGTTCCCATGTTAAAGCAATTGAGAGAAACCAAACAAGGTGCTCCATATACAGATGATGCAGATGTTCCTGAACACCTTCGCACTTCAGCAGCTCCACCTACTGAAAATGCATGGGATACAGATGACAATCATTTCAAGCGTTGGGATTGGATAATGGATGAAATGATTTTTGCGTTTGAAAGTAAAGTAGTTGATGATGTTGATTGGGAGCATCGTGAAGCACATCACGAACGTATCAGCAACGGATTTCGATTGTTTGGAAAGTATTACGAACATTTGTGGGACTAGCCACTGTAGCTCAGTTGGTAGAGCGCCAGCCTGAAGAGCTGGGCGTCGGCGGTTCGACTCCGTCCGGTGGCGTCTAACAGGTATGCGGCCCAGATGGCAGGGGCACCCGCCTGTGGAGCGGGGGAAGAGGGTTCGAATCCCTCCTACCTGATTTTGATTGTAAACCAAAGAATCGAGGTACTTCTATTCAATGAAGCCATAGCGGGTTGAGAAGTCCCGCACAATCAATCTATTCCCAGATAGCTCAGCTAGGTAGAGCAGGTGACTGTTAATCACCCTGTCGGGGGTTCAAATCCCTCTCTGGGAGCTTATTTAACTTATTGAGGCGTTATGAAAGACATTTTGTTTGCAAAGCCGAAAACATTAACTGAGACGGAAGAACATGCCTTGGTGAAACGCAAGTGGTGGGCAGTTATCTTATTGATTCTTGGTGGTGTGATGTTGGCAGGAAAGTTGCCCGTACCATTGTTCATCCCGTATGTGTTTTTCTTTTTCGGTCATGGTGGCATGCTACATAGCTTCTGGCGTAAGCATGATTATCCCATGATGATTGTAAATGGCGTGTGGTTGATGATTGACATCATTGGTATGATTCGTTGGTTTTAAAATTACAGGACGTACTGTAAGTTTATGTGATAGCTATTTGGAGCATCGGATGAAATACTCCGGTAATGTAGTTCAATTCTACACAGGCGCTGGCTAAGCGAAGAGGTTCAACTCCTCGTTACGTAAACTTACATTTAGGGGTGGTGGCGCAATCGGTTAGCGCACTGGACTGTCACTCCAGAGGTTGCGGGTTCGAGTCCCGTCCATCCCGTTTTTATGGCACGGTGGTCCGAGTGGTTTAGGCATCGCTCTCATAAGGCGAAATATATCGGTTCAAATCCGATCCGTGCTACTAGTGTTTAATCGGATAAACATGACAGAACAAACTAAAACAACACAAGTGTTTCGCAGAATATGGTTAGGTGTTTTCATTTTTGCCTTAATCATAGAAGCCATATCATTACCACGCGGGCATCGTGATACGTTGTCTGAAACAATCTGGGATCATGTACGATGGTCCTACTGGAGAGTTTTGTTTCTACCTGGTTGGACATGGTTGACATGGCATTGGATTTTACGCCGAGAACAAGTTATTGATTATCGTGATGGTATCGCCATTGCCATCGGATTAATATGGGCAATTGTAGAATTGGTAATGCGTAAGTAATGGGGGTGCCGCAGAGTTGGAGGACTGCAACAGACTGTAAATCTGTCGGTTAAGCGCCCGAGTAGGTTCGAATCCTTCCACCCCCATATCCGCATCAGGTGTAAGTGGTGTGCACGTTGCTCTGATAAAGCAAAGGTACTTGGTTCAACTCCAAGGATGCGGACTTTTTAAGGAGATGTTATGAAAAAGATTATATCAATTATTATATTAGTTGTTCTATTTCTTGTGGTGTTCTTTCTAATATACAAGGGTGAAACACCAGAAGCCAAGGCGTTGCGAATAGAAAAGCAAAGACATGACGCCTATGATTATGCCGTTAAATGTAGTGGTGTAACACCTGAATTGAAATACGAGGACATCACTTGGATTGTTCTACCAGGAAGCACCATTCGCTTTGATGCCGTGGATGGTTCCATAAACTTGGCAGGATATTACAGCCCCAAAGATAGCGCCATTTACGTACCAGAAGTGTATGAAAGCAGATTTTGGATTCTAGCACATGAAAGTATGCATGCCATTGGTTTCCGTGGTCATCCAGATGAACCATTTCGGCGTTGCAGATTGTTATATGAACAAAATTAACACTTGACAAACTGGCTGAATGTGTTATATTACAGTATGCCCTCGTAGCTCAGATGGATAGAGCAACAGCCTTCTAAGCTGTGGGTCATAGGTTCGAATCCTATCGGGGGCGCTTTTTGGAAGGTTCGCATAATGGTATTGCAGCTGTCTACTAAACAGCCGACCGAAAGGTTATGTGGGTTCGACTCCCTCACCTTCCGTACTTTACATGGAGATGATATGATTCTGCTTCTTGGTGATATTCACGGCAACAATAATCCATTATTCCGTGCGGTGCAGATAGCAACAGAAGTTGATGCCACCGCCATCATTCAAGTTGGTGACTTTGGGTTATTCAATAAGAATGCAGGTGGCTTTTATTCAATAGCTAAAGAATCAAAAATCCCCATTTACTTCATTGAAGGCAATCATGATGATTGTTCACGGTGGGTACAACTCACCGAAGTAACGCGAGTATGGCATGATGCCAATTTGTTTTATATCCCACGTGGCACTGTGATGGAGATTGATGGCAAGATGATTGCCTTCATGGGTGGTGCTGCGAGTATTGACAAAGCCATCCGTTTACATGAAGGTTGGCATTGGGACAAGGAAGAAAACATTTCAGGTCATGAAGTGCTTCGTCTGTTTGAAAATGCTGAAAACAAAAAGATTGATGTACTTATCACTCATGATGTTCCCACATCAGTGTGTAAGGCACATTTCGATGACAGTGCAAAGATGTGGTTTGGTGTTGGCAAGGATTGGCATGATGTGAACATGGATGTGATTCAGCGTATCTGGGACCGTCTTGGTAATCCCATGATTTACTCAGGTCACATGCATCGTTCGGTTATTGGTCCTAACTATCGTATTCTAAACATTGATGAACTGGTGGCGATATGACGGTAAAAGATTTGATTAAGAAGTTAGAGCAGTTTCATCCTGATATGCCTGTAGTGATTGATGGGTATGAGGGAGGATTGCATGATGTTGATATGGTTATTGAAACTGACATCATCCTCAATTACAATGATTCTTGGTATATGGGCGCTCACGAACTTGCCGCAGGATTTTTTGAAGATGAAAAGGATAAGCTTATGACAGCCAAGGCTGTGTATTTTCCGCGCTGATTATGCATAGCTTAACTGCTTCATTACCTCAACATCTATATGGATATGTTCGTCGTGAGTTTGTTACAAATCATACCAAAATCGGCATTGAAAGGTGTGTTATTCATGCAGTATCATGTAAACCGTGTGAACCGCTTACATTTTCTGTTTTGTTAGAGTGTGGAGCACAATATCGTGGTATTCCTATTCATGGTTTAATTGTAGGGCAAGACCCAACAAAAATGCTTCCATCTGCACTAGGATTGACACAACATCAAGTATGGGGATGTTTTGGTACGGAATTTTCAATTGTTGAAATGACATATTGTGATGGTATGTCTGCCGAGTGGCGTGATAGTGATGGCAACACATATCGGGGTCGTGGGTTGGGTTGGGCTATTGAATTTGATGGAGATGGATATTCCAATGCTCCGCAACAGGATAAGAGCTTCAATATGCTTGTATCTGATGAAGGATATCTTGCTGCCATGCCGAACAATCGTGTGCGTTGGTATGAAGATTCATTCACCAATTGGAGTTTACCTATTGATTTGCGTGTGAATCATAAAAAATATTATGTGGAACAAATTGGCGTTTCACCTGAATCTACAGCTTTTGTAAAAGAATAAAGTGCTGCCATAGCTCAGTCGGTAGAGCACCGCTTTGGTAAAGCGGAGGTCACCAGTTCAATCCTGGTTGGTAGCTTATGCGCTCGTAGCTCAACTGGATGGAGCATTGGTCTACGGAACCAACGGTTAAAGGTTCGAATCCTTTCGAGCGCACTTGACAAATAAAATTAGATAAGTATATTTCATGAACGTAGCAGGTAACTATCACCCGATGGGCGGGTGGCCGAGCGGCTGAAGGCACGGGTCTGCAAAACCCTAGAGGAAACTCCATCGCAGGTTCGAATCCTGTCTCGCCCTTCATAGGATTGGAGAAGATATGAGAAAGCCTATGGACATTGAGCAAATTATTGCTTTCATTAACGAACAAACTCCTGACACCAGAGTGTATCTAGGAGCCGACTCAGAACGTTATCGTAAGAACAACAAATGGATGGCTGACTACACACTGGCTGTTGTGGTCCACAAGAGCGGGCGGCATGGCTGTAAGATTTT